TTTCACTAATATATACAGCGGTAGCTAAAGCGGGGTCTGAATTATTAAATTTAAATTTACCACTACCCGGATCACTGTTTGTTGTTGTTGACTCAAACTCTATTCTAAATCCAGTAGTGCTTACTCCTGAAGCGCCTGATGATCCCGAGGTTCCAGACGAACCACTAGTCCCTGATGCGCCAGATGAACCACTGGAACCAGATGTGCCCGAAGAACCAGATGTACCACTAGAGCCTCCACCACCTCCACTTGTAGAATAACTAACTAATTTAGTTGTAGAATCCCAAGTTAAAAAATTAACAGCAGAAACATCTTCATTTACTGTTCTAAGACCTAATCCATCACCACTAATAAATACATCAGTAGAAATATTTAAATTATCTAAAGTAGGATTATAAAAAGCTACACCACTTTCAGTTTGCCCATCAAATAATCCTGTTGGATAACCTGCACCAGTAATACCTCCTAAAATATCTCCAGAAGTAAAATATAATGGATTAGAAAATTCAGAAGCAAAGCCATCTGCAGTTAATGTTCTGACTGCAAAATTATAATTACTATATTTTTTAACTGGATAAGTAAAATGAGGTTCATATTCAGGAATTAAAAAGCCAGAATAATTAGTTGCAATTAATGTACCTGTTAAATTAGTTGCGATATACCCTGTTCCAGCACTTCCTGCGCTACCAGCTGTACCGCCGCCAGCAGATTGTGTAATAAGAGATCCGGTCAATTCAGATAAATATGTGCCAGAATAAAGAGTTCCAGTAATTAAACCTCCAGACGGATAAACTACCAAGCTATTAACACCTGTATCAAAAACACCGCCCCAATATATTCTTGAACTTTTGGTATTACCAGCTGGAATAGCTACTTGAAAAGCTCCAGAAGCAGCGTTACCATAAACACCTTGCGGTAAATTATTTGAATTTAAAATAATGGTGTGGTCTAACCATTGTACACCTGTAGTTTCATATGCAGAAAAAATAGGCTCAGCATTTGTTCCGCTATAAGCATAATCTTGCAGTGTACTGTTAATTTCAAACAATCTACCATCTAATCGACCAGTTCCTGTGCCATGTACAAATCTAGAAATACCTTTGATTTCAGGAGTTTCAATTATAAAATAATCACTTCTATTATATAAATTTCCGCTTTCAATTACTTGTATTTCGTATCGCGCATCACTTGCTGGATTTAAATCTTTATGAAATTTAGCAACAAGAGTACTATCTACTTGCTTATTAAAGTTGTCACGATTAACAATAATTTTTCCAGCTAATCCACTAATATCTACGTTATATTGTAATGGATCAATGGGAAATGGTTTAATAGAAGATGGAAAATAATATGCTTGACCTGTTCCAAGATTATCGCTCAAAACAGCAGCATAATACAGTCCTGAATTAGGGTCGCCATCAAGATCAAAATTTAAACTTGCTCTAAAACTATTTGACAAATCTATACCGTATTGATAATCTGGAGCTGCTGTGCCAGAAAAATTACTAATATTAAATCCAGATGTTGAATTGCCATAAACCGTTAAAGAATTTAAAGTAGAATATCTAGTAGCTTTAAAATCTAAATTTATATCGGTTCCTACTGCTACTTTGCACCCAGTAATCACAGGTGTTGGCATTGTCAAAAAATAAATGCCAGTATTTTTTCTATTATAATAGTCTGTAGAAACAACTTTAAACCTAACACGTCTTCTATTAGGACTTAAAGAGTTGCCATATGAAACGCTACCATTTTCTAAATTAGTGAATAAAGATTTTATATTATCAGTTGATAAAGAATAATATGTATTCTTATAATCACCTGTGGTTAATCTTTGTACAAAAGCTCCAGTTTCATCTTCTAAAGTAATTTCAAACCCTTTTAAACTGTCTAAAAAAGAAACATCTTCGTCACTAAATACAGAATTATCTGCAGGATTAACTAAGTTCCAAGCAATTCTAGGATTTTTAACAAAGAATTGACCGCTGGCTACAGAAATATTTTTATTAGTTATATCGCTTGGGCTAATACCTTCGCCACCAGTAAATAAAGCAAGTGAATTGTTATAAGGAAAATTATTAACAATAGGTAGGTTAGGAGCCCCATTCTGGACATGAAAGCCAGAAATACGTAAAGCCGCACCAAAATCTTCCGGCTGTTGACTAATATATTTTGAAAAAGTTGCCATTTTAGTTTGTTAATCCAATAGTACCTTCTAATCTCTTGTCGGGATCATATCTAAATATTTTAACATCAATTGTATTTGTACCTTCTGTTGGAGCGGATGATCCAGAAATCAACTCTCCTAAAAAGATGTTTGCATTTTGATTGTCCCAACCATCTAAAGTTACACGTAATACATCCCCATTAGATTTTGCAACTTGTAATATATAGCCACCTGTATTGGATGCATTAACATTATTGTCAGCAGCTAAAGCTTGAAAATTTATATTTACATATTGTTGTCTATAACTCTTTTGAAGAGGCCGCTGATTCCTTAAAGGAAATTTGCCGTCAAAATACGGTGGTACATCAGTTTCAGGATTAAAATCTATAAAACTAACTTCTATAGAGTTATTGGTTTCTATTAAAGGCTCTGGTAAAGATGGTACATTAACTATTTGAGATACAGATTGTTGTGTATTTTCAATACTTTTTGATCTGTCAATGTTATCAAATTTGGTTCGGTTATACATTAAACCTGTCACCATATATTCATTGGAGCTTTTTTCTGTAATAGTTAATACTCTGTATTCAACTTCTTTAATTTCATAATCAGCGCTTAAATTTTGAGCAGACCATAAATAGCCAGATTTAATCAAATTAAAATCTTGATCTGATGTTTCAGATACAGTAACTACATTAGTTTCAGATACGGCGCTGACTGTGAATTCTTTTATTTGAGGCTCTCTTCTTGAATTTATTTCTTCATCAGTTAAACCAGTTTCATCTTGAACATTTATTTTTAGTCTAGCCTCTTCATTAAGTTTTTTAGCAGTTTTATTCTCTCTTGGAGTTATAAAAGTAATTTTTTGCCCCACAATATCTTCTTGGATACCTTGGTCTAAAGTTACTTTACGTGCAGCATAATCAACCGCTACAATTCTACCTCCATATCTTTTAACACTTTTAAGTTTGTCTTGAATTTTAATAACATCTCCCGGTCTTAAATAACTACCTTCTTGACCAGTTGAAAATTGAACAGTATCAGTTTCTGTTTGATTTGTTGATAGCATCCATTTAGCCAATCTATGGGCTTGGCCTCTTGAAGTAACTCCTATAGCAACAATATCTTTTTGTTTGTAACCGTACTCTCTTAATCCTGCTGAGTTTTCTGCGTATTCAACCTTAGGTTTATAACTATCTGTTTCATCATTATATCTAACGGTAACGACAGTATGCCTTGCAGAATCAGCAGACCCACTATAAACAAATACTCCATCGACAACATTTGAGTTGGTAAATAACATAACCGCATCTCTTTTTTCGTCATTAGCAATAAAAATATTTCCTGAAGACCAATAAACCATACCTCTAAATATAGCAGATAAATCATTGATGGCGTTAAGAGCATTTTGCTCTCGATCCAAATACACGTTGCATGCAAACCTTGGTTCTAATAATGGTAGCTGACCTTGAAAATCTACTCCCACTTTACCTCCTACCACTTCAGCATCAAGTGGTTGACCACCAGAAGTAACATATTCATCATAAAAAAGTTTTTTTGCGCCTCCTTTAGGTGCTGGATTTATTAATATACTTAAAAGATAATATGCTGGAGAATTAAAGTTATGATTTATTTGACCCTGATCTTGACTAACACCTTTATCTGTACTTACGTCTTGATTTTGAAAATTTATTTGAGCGTTAAAAGATGTGCGTAACTCAGGGTATTTCGAAAATATTTGTTCAATAGAAAAAAGCGCTACAAGTTTAAATTTATAAGAATTATTTTCGTATTTACCTCCGATTATAAGTCTTCTGTAAGCTTTATCTACAAGAGTACCACCTGAATCAACTGTATCAAAAAGAGAAGCAATAGTTCCATCTGGAAATCTATCTCGCAACGCCTCTTCTCCCAAATTTGTTGAAGAATCATCAATAACAACTTCAGTATCAAGGCTTGTAATTGTAAAATCAGATAAAGGAAATTTACCAGAATATCCTGTTGGAACTAATTCATCACAATATTTACCTATTTTATACAAATTCCATTTGTCTATAAAAAAATGTTTCACACCAAATTTGCCAACCCCATATCTGGTATTAGTCATCAAATCATATAAAATCCAAGCAGGATTATTTGTCCATTTTTTTACTGTAGAAAATTCTCCAGTCCAATTGCCATCATACGTTTTAGCATCCGGATTGTAATTTATAGGCACGTTGATTTTCAGCATTTTGCAATCAAATGATCTTTTAGGTGGACTTGAAAAAGTACGGGCATCAAAAACCATACCTACAATCATGCTACTTGGATAACTTAAAGGCACTTCAACAATTTCTCCAATACTGGAAACCATTAAATCTTTTCTTTGAAAAACATTGTCAGCATCTAATTCTGCATCTGTTCTAAAAATCTTAACAAATCTATCTTTTTCAATTAGAGGAGGTGGTAAATTAATAAAATAACTTCTAAAATAAGGTCCTGAACATATACCTGCAATACCACAATATAAATATCTAATTGAACCGCCTTGGCTAATTAAAAAATTATCTCCTACATAACCTGTTTTAATAACAAAATTAACTGCATTAGGATAACTTCCTTTATAGCTCAAGCCATTTGTAGACATTTCAATATTCAAAGCTGTAACGCTTTTATTGGTAATTGTATGTGTAAAAGGCGCTACTTGGGCTGATTCTGCAGATCTAATCTTAGAAATTTCTTCTCCTCGAATGTCGTAAAGAAAATTATTAACATTTGTTGTTAAGTGTTTTTTTGCTTCTACGTTTTCTGTACTGCTAGTTGCTAATTCCGTATTAGTGAGTGTCACTTTCAAACTTTTTGTACTATTCTCAAATTCGTTCTTAGTTAATCCTACTAATTTTGCTTGAGTATTTATTGCTTGAACAGAGTTAGTAAAAGATAAATATGGTGCATTATCAAAGTTAACTAAAGGTTTTTGAATCTCTGACCCTAGCTGAACTTCAGCAAATACTCTTGGAAAATTTATAGTTAAACTATCTGTATTTTTAACGGGCACATCATTTAAATATATACCTTGAAAAACATCTTCGTTATTTGAAGTTTTTTGATGAAAATAAACAGTATTACCATATTTATCACACAATCCTTCGGTTAAACCTTCACAAACTAAATCAACTGACTGATAAAGACCAACAGATTCTAAAACCACGCCGTCAAATTTCCCTAAAACACCTTGATCTGTGCCTGCGCAAACATATGAAAACGATTGAAGATCTTCATACGAATCACTATATGATGCTGTTGAAAGATTTGGATTTGATGTTGTTACTAGGTCGCCAATCATGATGATAATCCTACAGGTTTAGTCATACCCAAATAAGTTCTAGCAGAATTATTATAAATATAATCATTGTTTATATTTGGTTGAGTCGTGCTATCTCCGTCAGCACTTTTAAATATACCTTCTAACCCTTGGTCAAATAGTGTTTTATCAACATTAAAATTATTAATAGAAATAACACGACTACCAACAAGCATTCTTCCATAACCCACTGGAACAACAACTCCTTGTCGCGTAACATTTTCAGCACCCTGAAAAGCAAAAGAAGTGGTTTTCACAATTTCTGGATCATCTTTTTTCATCAATTTAGACATCAAAAGACTCATACCAAAAGAAAAAGCTGCCATTAATACAGCGCCGACAATAAAATTAACCACCTTAAAAGTAGCAATAAAAGCCAAAGAAGATACACCAATAATCATTTTACCACCTAACAGAGCTGCTGTAATAGCAGCGGATGTAGCGACAAAACTACCAAACAAAACAGGTATAATCAGCACTTCCTTTGCTTTAACATTAACGTTAAAAGTACCATCACAAACAACTTCTTTTCCATCTACAAAAACAGCAAATTCTCTTTTCTTGTTTAAGCCAACAAATTTTTCAAATTTACCTGTATTAGCTTCGATAGCATTGAAAACCTCCTTCAAAGTTCTACAATTAAATTTAAAAAAGCTGCCAACAACTTTGCCAAGCCTGCCTTTTAGATAAACCTTTGTCATTACTAAATATTATACACTTGACAAAGGAAAAATAAATTTATTTTCAGTAATTGATGAATAAAACAGAAACTTTTTATACTCTTTTGAATAAATTAAAGAAGATAAGGTAGAATTTTGTACATTCTCTATATCAGCGGGACTTAAATAGCAATCTCCTTCTGGGTGAGAGTGAAACAAACAAATGATATCTGAATAAAAGTGATAATACTCAGAGGGGTTTAAAAGAAAATTATCATAAGTATTATCAGCATAATTTTTTAAAAAATATATCTTTTTCTTAGTGATAAGTCCACATATTTCAAAATTACAAGCAGATGCTATTTTAGAAATATAAAGTAAAAACTTCTTGTTAAAAATCATACCTTTGGATTGCAGGAAATCCTCCGAATGGCAGTCCATTTTTATATGCTCCATATGCTAAATACCTACATTTACAAGCGTTTAAATTTTTAGCGCATTGATCAGCAACCCAATATTCACGTTCGTACCTAGGATCTTTATCTGGCGTAACCTCTTTAATGCACACAAAAAATAAATCAGGTTTATTTACTGTAACATCATCTTGATTACTGATACCAAACTTAGATAAATTAACTACCTGAGATACAATCCTAATAGTATCACCCGGCAAATATTTCGTAGCACCAACTTCATCATCAGCTAAATCTCCACTCAAAATACCATATAGCGTAGTGTCGCCAGTACTAGCTGAAGTCGTAAGTTGTAATGTAGCGCCGCTAGAAAAAACAATATATCTAGATTTTTTAATATCATCTGTTAAAGCATCAATAGCTACAGATTGAATTATTCCTTGCCCATTAGAGCCAGATGGAATACCTTCGGTCAAAATGCCTGACAATGAAGTCGCACCACTTAGTGCGTCTTCGTCTAAAGTAAAATATACATTATTGAGAAATGTTATAGTATCTCCAGATGATAGTGCTACACCCACACCACTCGATAAACTGATAGTTTGCGCCACAGTTCCTTGTGTGTTTTCAGAAATATCTCCATTTAAAACACCAACTATATTTTGGGCTGAATCGCTACCCGTAACATCGCCTGAGTTATTTAAAGTGAAAGTAGCTCCATTATTAAACGTAATAACTTTTTCATCTACAATATTCACATTTGCTATTACATTGATTGTAGTAGCTCCCGAAGGGTAATCATCTGTAACTTGAACTATTGATTTTTTGTTTTCAGTGTTAGTTACTACATCAACTTGATTAACAGATCCATTAACTGTTACGGAAACTGCGCTTGACACATAATCACTTTGCCAAGTTAAATTTAAATTATAACCTTTAGGATCAACAAATAATTTGTTGTTTTCATCAGCTATAGGCATACCTAAGTTAGGCCCATTTGATGGTTTTGACTCATTTTCATTTGCAAAAAAAGATTGTGGATTTTTAAACGTACCATTTGGAAAGTTCAAAAACTGATTATTAAAATCTGTTCTTTTGCCATACAAACAACCTTGTCCACGGTATTGCCAAGGACAATAGTCAGCGAGCATAACTCTAGCTGGCACATTAATATCTTCAAGTTCTAAAGGTGAAGCTAATTCAAATTCTATATAAAATTTATTTTCTTGAGTTTTTCGATTTACCTTGAATATATCATCATCAAATCTGGCTTCAGGATCAGGTATAGCAAATGGATTCAAATTGTTAGGAAAATTTTCATGATCTAAAAACTTCAAAAATATTCTTTTTCTAACAATAGTATTCCCTATTAAATCTCCTCTTCTTTTTATAGCGTCAGATAACAAACCTTGTGGATTCGCTATTATTAATTTAGGCCTTGGCAATGTACCATCTCCTTTAATATCAAAATCTGTAGCTTCAATAGGTAAAGAATAATATGTATGAAGTACTCCAAAATCATCTCGTAGTAATATGTCTTTCAAATTATTTTTTCCGGGATGAAATCTGTAAATACCTTGCTCTTCACCTAAGTCTAGTTCATACAATTCAATAATTGTATCTGGCTCTAAATCTAATAATGATGCGTTATGTTGTTCAGATGACATAATTTAATAAACTTTATGGTGCTGGTGCTGAATACGGGAATATATTAAATCCTGCAAATCCAGCTTTGCTAAAAGTATTTCTTTGAGTTTCATTCGGATATAAAACTCCATTTGTGTTTGGTGGTAAATCCCTAGTCAACCTACCTTGAAATACGTTCATATTACCAGTGGTATATGCAGTATTAGAAATAAAAAATATATCATTGCCTTTACCTTCAGGATCATCAAATTTAAATACTCTACCTACATCAACTATATAATCTGTTGTTAAAGTATTTAAATTGACACTAATTGCTATATATGTATTAGCACCTTTTCTATACCAGCTGTTAGCTGAAGTTATCGGAGTGACAGAGCCTTGACCAATTCTTATTTTTGTTTTTGCAAAATGATTAAAAATGGCTCTACGTTCAGATGGAAGTAAAGCTTTTTTAAATATCGCAATATCAGAAATACTGCCATAAAATCTTAAATCCTGTTCGGAGCTACCAGCAGGGGTAAGTCCGATAAAAGGATTTGTGCAAAAGTTAAACTGATGATTAAAAAACGCTGTGCTTTTAACAAGATTTAAATCGTTATAAATATTATAAAAGATAGAATTACCAACTTTAGAAGCAGAAATACTATACATCCAAGCTCTGTCGACACTTCGTTTGTTTGTAAAATCTTGAAATGTAACAGAATTGCCTCGTTGCAACCCAGCATTTTCTATGGTTTTGCCATCTGATCTATATATCATACTTGGATTTTCAAAGCTGAAATTAGGATTATTAGGATTACCACCTATGTCAGACCAATGATGAAGCCCCCATCCTTTTTTACCTGAACCTGTACGTGAAGAAGCTCCAGTTTTGAAAGCTCCCAACTCCACGCCAGTTTCTGGAAAAAATGGAGACCACTTAGAATCACTTTTATTAAATGGGCTAAAAAAGTAAACTATCTCAAATCCTTCCATAGAAGGTCTTAATTCAACAATATTCTCTATTTGTAAAACTCTATTATACCTCCCATCCCAAAAAACAACAGGATTATCATTAAAGTAATACATTTTATCATTAGCTATCGTATATGAAGAGTTGCCGTAATATAGCGGCCTTTCATATTTATTGACATTCTTCATGTAAATATTTTCATCATTTTCAGACACCCATTTATAAACTTCAACGCCATTATCTAAAGGCGAAATTTTCGTGGTATGAGCACTATTTTTATACATTTTATTTGGGTTAACAGTAAAATATGCAATAATACTATCTGTATACTCGTCAGGCCTTTTGCTTGCCCCATAATAAATTAAATTATTTAAGTTGGTGTAATTTGAATTACCATCTATAATTTGAATGCTATACCCACCAACTCCACCAGCTCCAACATTTCCTTGATTAGTTCCTGCGTAATATAAGGATTCAGTACCTATATCTATAGGTGTTTCTCCATCTTCACCAAAATCACCACCATTTCCTCCGCTAGATATTTTGCCTGAACTAGAAAAAACAGTGCCAAGTCCAAATTTATTGATATCTCCAGAATTTTCTTGTTTTATCACATAATCATAATTACTATTTTCCTGTGGGCTAGACGCAAACTCTCCTGCAGAACTTTCAGCATTACCTCTTCCTCCACCTCCAACTCCAGCGCTTAACCTGCCAACCAAATCACTAAATTTATAATCAACAGATTGAATATCCTTTCTAATCACGGATGTACTCCCTGCACTTACTTTTTCTGTTGTATAATAAACTATATTTAGCGTATTATTATTTGTTAATGATAATTCACCACGACCAGATGTTGTGAAAAAACTTTTTTGCAGATTTGGAGTACGCCACGTCTCTAACAATAAAAAGGATTTAGGTGCAAAATAAGGATCTCCACCTCCTCCTCCACCACCTCCGCCATAAATTTTAGCAGTTGCATCCTTTCTTATTCTAAATTCAGATATATTGGTATCATTAATATAAATGGCGGCAGAAGCATTTTTTCCGTTTGAAGATGAAACTTGTTCAACTATATTAATTGTTGATACTTTGTTGTCTGCAACTAGCAAATTTGTATTTGGAGATTCTGTTAATGTAAATCCGCCGTTACCACCTCGCCCCCCCATACCTACGACTCGAGAATTTTGTTTTAAATCTAATAATGTAGGAACCTCTACATTACCTTCTCGTTTAATAATTTCTCCAGTTTCAATAGCTGGGTGCGCCCCAGTTTTTGAGCCAACTTTTTCATTTTCATTAACAACAAAATGTATACCTGTAAAAACATAGGTGTTTTCATCAGCACTATTAAAAGCTCCAACTTCTAGACCTCTAATGCCACTTTCTGCTACAAAAGTATCATGCAAATCAACATAATCAGATTCATTGTTTCCAATGTTTATATACATAACAGTGGGGCCTCCCGCATTGTTTTTAATAACTGTAGATGGGTCACCACCAACTGGTAACGTGGTACTGCCACTTAATAAACCATTATTAACGTCAGTATTATTTATAGGAGACTCAAAATTGCTAACAGGATAACCATAAACATATGCGCTTTCAATTTGATGATGATCATTAATAAATTGACTTTTTATTCTGTAGTAATAATCTTTACTAGCGACTAAACTCTCATCAATATATTCTCCATAATTAGAAGGTCTATTATTTGCTGTGCCTCGTGAATACAATTGGCTGATACCAGTATTTGTTGCGTATTTTCTAAATGAAAATGAAGAAGGCGTTGAACTTAAAACAGGAATAGTTACATCTTCATAATTAACTTCAAAAGCTGCAAGAGTAGACCAATCTCCAGTTGACACTGAAGAATCGGTTATGTTAACCGCTCTTTCAATTTGATATTGAGTTAAATAATATCCTGTGTGAGGATGATACCACCTTAATGTTGCGTTTGGTTTGCCATTTAAAGCGTAGTCGCTTAACACTCTAAATCCAGATGGATATAAAGGAGCGCTAGCAGTTAAAGGTCCTGATGCATTGTAAGGAGGCACTCCAAATCCTGTGGTTTGCCCAGTAACATAAACTCTAATATTTCCACTAGTATCTTCGTTGCCATTAAAAACAGATTTAGACTTTAATCTTAAAATATTTACAAAAGTTCCGTCTCTGTAAGGTCCGCTAACAGGACCAGATTCTCCATCCCATTCGTTTGCTACAAAAGTAAAATCAAAAGGAATAAATTTATTTTCTCCGGGTAAAATTTCAAATTTCTTTCCAGAAGGAAATATATATGATTCAGGATATGCATCTGTATTTGATACAATTTGTGTTTCAATGCTATAATTTCCACTGTTAGTTAAATAGAAACCTGTACGTAAGCTGAAACCAGTAACGCCTGAAAGCAACATTCCTGTTACTCCAACAAAATCATTATTTTCTGCTCTTTTTGTAACTGTAGATGGAATTGCCATATTATAAACCCTGAGTTTGATTGGACCCTCTAAAGTAAGGATCAATTGTAACTAACGTAGTAAATGAAACAGCGTCTGCTGTTAAGTTAATCGGAAATTGTATAAAATTCACTTCAACATCATTATTTTCTTTGAAATTTAATTTGTGGCTCCACTTCGGGCAAAAGAAAGCTAAGTCTTTTTTATTATAAGGTCTTGGAGGTGTAAAATTAAATTGTTTACTTCCTTTTTTATGCTCTAAAAAATGAACAATTGCTTTTGCTTCTTTATCAGTTCTACCTTGTAAAGTGAATGTCATGTTTAATAAATTAATGTTTAAACCATCTTTTGCTCTTATAAAATATTCATTTTGCACAGCATGCTTTATATATCTTGGAGCTTGTTTAATTGATAACCCTTGATTTAAATCAAAATAAAATTCATTGTTTGTCCACAAAGAATTATCTCCTATTGGGCCATTGTCAGCAGTAGCTGTTGTTTCAGTTGCTCCGGTGTAATAGTACCAACCAGATTGCTGTACTTTATACAAACTATTTTGAGTAAAGTTCCCCTCCTCATCTGTATAATCTCCACTTAAATAAACAATGTCGTGCAAACTGTACTTAGCACCCTCTTCAAAAAAACCTCGTGTTTGATCGAATGGTATAAAATATTCTTGCCAATCAATTGTAGATTGATCTTCTCTATATAAACTAAAAGAGGTGTTGTTTACATTTGGATAATCAAAAGATCTATCAAATTCTTGAATATAAAATTCATGCTCTTTATTGTAAGGAGCAAATGGAGTCCAATATATTCCAGTATAAGCTCCACTAGGTTTTTCACCTTTGTTAAAAGAATCTTCTAATAAATGAACTAAAGCTCTTGTTTGTTTATCTGTGCGCTTATTAAAAGTAACGTCGAATTTAGTTTGTAGAGAATTTTCGCTTTTATTTTGCACGTTATAATATCCATCTCCAAATGTAATATCATAACTCATATTCTGATAAGAAATCATTGAACCATAAGACGCCTCGGTAAATAATTTTTGCGTCCAATTAGATCCATTTGTTGCCGGAGAGTTAGACGAAGATGATACTTGAGAAGATGTTCCAATATAATAGTAATGACCTGTAACATCAGGAAAATATTGTGTATTGCTTTCGGTATAGCCGCTAAAAAATACAATATCATATTGAGAATAAGTATTACCAATTTCAAAAGAATTGACTCCTTCTATACTGGTAACACCAGATCCAAAAACATATGATTGATTAGCCATTAATAAAATACCCTTCCTGTTAAGTACTCTTGAGAAACAGATATTGTACCATCTACATATCCACCTTCAGTTACTGATAAATTTTGGCTGTAAATTTGACCTGTGCAACCAAATTCAGCCAAAGCTGTGTTATTGCCATAAACATCTAAAACATTAATTTTTAATCCAGCATAATTTCCAGTAATACCAATTGCATCTCCAAAATCTTCACCAGCAATACTCATATTAATTCTAACGTTTTCTTTCGTAACGCGAGATGGAACTTCATTTCCAATGGTCACATCAGGATTGCGGCTACAAGATACAGAATAATCAAAAGAAACTTTTTTATTTATTTTAACATCAGTTCCTGCAACATAAGTTCTTAATCCATGAGCAATTCCAGTTTGATTTCTTAAAGTATTGTCAGCATATTCATCATCTAATTCATCTGTAACTGTTAAATCTCCATAAATATCAATATCTGATCTGAATAAAATAGGAGAATATGGAGCAACAGAAAAACTTAAAGATTTTATATAACCTTGTGTAAAGCTTACTCCTGCAAAATTTCCTTGTAATGGCTCCCCTGTGTGCTCGATAGCAGTTAAAGGATTGAGAAAGTCATGAAAAGAACCGGTGCAATAATGTGAAAAAGATAATGTGCCACGAACTGGACCATTAGGAGCATAACGAAGTACAGAGCCAGTAATGTTAGTAACTGGACTCAATGAAGCTTCAATTCCCAACTCAGCAGATTCAGCAAAAATATTTGTGTCTGCGATTGTTAATAAAGCTTTTTCGTATTTTATAAACTTAGTTGCCATTAATCAGTAATTAAAAATTCAAATGTCATAGCTACATTTGCATAAAAAAATCCACTTGTTGTTTCAGGATCTAAAACTACAGATAAATAATCTCCTGCAGAAAAATCTAAAGTATTTGTTCCTCCTCCCACACTAGCGTTTGCGTTTGTAAACTCACTGTAACCTTTTGTTACCGAAAACGAAGTGTCTTTAGTTTGAGTATCTAAAGAAACATTGGAGCTATTTGTTGTCCCCATTCCAGCGTCTCCATCTGCACTAGGAAGAGTGGATCCGCTATAAAAGTAGAATTTAGGAGTGATATTAGCATTAAACTCTCCTACAGGAAGAAAAGCAGAAACATCTATTTTAGTAAGCCTTCCCTCATAAGGAGCTCTAGACATAAAATCTGCAGTAGGTGTTTTAGCGGTAGTATTTTGATAACCATTAGTTTGAGCTGCGTTTACACCTCCAAAAGCTGGGAAAACATACCCGTCGTTATGCGCATAAATTGGTACATGAAATATTTGTAAAAATCTTCCTCTGCAATAATTACCAGCAGTTGTTCCACCTATATCATAAAAACCATCGCCTTGAACATTGCCAGCTGCTTTTACATGTTGTTTTACGTTTACATCTCCAGCTTGAGTAATATAAATTTGATTTTGATTTAGCGTACTATTAAATGCAACATTGCTTGGCGTGGAAGGATCAGCAGTAGTATAATAAACTCCAAAATAATTATTACCTCCATTTCTTAATGCGCCACACATCCAATTTGTTTGTCTAGCTGATGATACGGTAATAGGAAAAGCTACAACGCTCGATCCTGTTGCTGCCGCTTCTCCATTACTTTCAACTAAAAGTCTAGACCCAGTAGTATTACTAGATAAAAATCTTCCAACAACATTAGAGGATGATAATACATTAAATTTGTAAGTAAATGATGTAGATCCAATAGATAAATTGCCATCAGTATTAATATTGACACTATTTGAGCCAGCGTTTGCCAATGAACTACCTATATTAAAATAACTATCATTTCCAACATTTAGATAAAAATTTGTTGAAGCTCCTGACTCGCCTCTTCTTATATTAATACCTGCTACATTTGAACCTCCAGCAACATAATTTTCTGCACGAATAACAGGTTTTGCAGAATTTGATTCAATAATCCATAATTTTGCTTCGCCTGCGCTACTAGTGTCAACATTACCGATTTGAACGCTTCTTCCGTTCTTATCTAAATACATAACAGGATTAGAAGTGCCGGAGTCATCTGCACTATTTGCATATCGCATAAAATAAATACTTCCTGTAGAGTGACGATCTAAATGTAACTCCGCATCTCCACCGAGATGTGTAATTCCTCTAATATTTCTTAGACTTGCATCTAATACAATACCACCTTGATTGCTTGTATCATTATGAGTAACCCTAATATCTCCTCCTGAAACATCAAATAAAGTTCCCGGAGAATCAGTTCCAACACCTACATTTCCATTTGTATCAATAACTAAATGATCAT